GAAATTCGGCAAGGTTTTCGCCGTCGTGGCGATGTTCTCCACCTGGATGCCTTTGATGCGTAGGCCAAGCATCGCCGCGAATGTGGCCATACGATGATCGGCATAAGTCTCCATCACGGATGGTCTAAGACGATTCGCCGACACAGGGGTTATCTCCAATCCATCGGGCAGTTCGTGGGCAGCTCCCCCAACGCGCGTAATCTCGTTGGCCAAAGCCTCCAGACGGTTCGTCTCATGCCCTCGTAAATGACCGATGCCGATCATGCGGGTAGGCTTGTCCGCAAAAACCAGAATCGCTGCAAGCGACGGCGCGATCTCACCTGCCGCCGTCAAGTCGAAATCACCTAGGCCGCTGACATGACCGTTGCCGGTCACTTCGCAGTACCGGACGTCGTCAATCACCGGGAAGCTGATCTCGGCTCCCATACGTTCCAAATATCCCGGAAGCATGCCTCCGGGTTGCGTAGTGGATTCCGGCCAATGAGGTACGCGCACGGTTCCTCCGGCGATGAGCGCTGCGCCAAGGAACGGGGCGGCATTCGACAGGTCAGGCTCGACCGTCACGGTTTCGGGCAACTGCACGGCTCCCGGCTGCACGGTCCATACGCGGGCGTGTTCGTCGGCGTTGGCACGCACGCCGGAACCTTGCAGATCGGCCATAGTCATGCGAATATGAGGCAAACTCGGCGTCTTCTCCCCCGTGTGATGCAGTTCCAAACCGCCTGGCACTCGAGAGCCGATGAGCAATAGTCCTGAAATGAACTGCGAGGATCCCGAAGAATCAATGCTGACTACGCTCGGCTCGGCGCACTGGCTCACCGTTTGTGGTGGAGTGATTGTAAATGGCAGGCGACCTTCCTCGTCGTGGTATTCGATACATGCCCCCAACTGTTCAAGACCGTCCAACACGGGCTTCATCGGACGTGCGTACGCCTGCTCGTCACCGTCGAAATCCACAGGACCGTCCGCGAACATGGCAAGACCGGGCACAAAGCGCATCACCGTTCCCGCAAGACCGCAGAACACCTTCGTACGACCATGGAACCGGCCGTCAGACGGCGGCACCACCGTAACCGTGGTGTCGACCTGCTCGTCGATTTCGCAGCGCACTCCCAACGCGCGCAACGCGTCCATCATCAACTCGGTGTCGCGCGAACGCAATAGACCGACCAATCGCACGGGCCGATGTCCGAGCGCCGCGAGAATGAGATAACGATTCGACAGGGATTTGCTGCCCGGCACCACAACGGTGGCGTCGAGCGGCTTGCCGGCAAACGGCGCCGACCACAGGTTCTCATGAATTGCTTCCATATGGTTCATGGTAGCCAAACCACATGGAAAACGCCGTGCCGGTCTCGCGTATGGCTCCTTCCCACCATATTCCACAAATGAATTCTTTTTCCATAAGACAACGCAATGTAATACGATACTGCCATGAAGCATTTCATTTCGCGTTGGTTGGTTTTGACCATTGCGGCCGGGGTCATGGTCACAATGCTTCCCGGCATGCACGCCGTTGGCGAACCGCCCATTCTCGGCATTGGCGCGTTCGCATTGTTCCTTGCATTGATCAACGCGTCAATCAAACCGATCGTGCACACCATCGCGTTGCCATTTTCGGTTCTCTCGTTCGGACTAATCGCGTTGATCATCAACTGGCTGTTCATGGAGCTTGCGTCTTGGCTGGCCATAAGCCTGTTCGACGTGGGAGTAACCATCGATGGATTCTGGTGGTCCGTAATCGGATCTCTGATTATGGCCATCGTCTCCGGCCTTGTCGGCACCGTCATTCGGGACTGATGCGATCGCGTATATAACTAAATGTCCTCCGCAATCTATCCGATTACAGAGGACATTACTTTCGTTGTCGGGCTGACAGGATTTGAACCTGCGACATTCTGCTATATTCGGGCATGGCATGACTGAGCGTAGCCGGGTGTGAGCATTGTCAAGAACGTTGAAATTCCAACGTTCTTAACAATACGATACGCAGTGGTTCGCTTTGTTGAAATTAACTGTTCGCAACTGTCATCGTGTCGATATCGTGTCGATGTGGTCGAACCGCGCAGCCTTCCATCGGAAAATGAAAAAGGCCCCTCCCCCAGCATAGAAGCTGAGAGAGGGGCGAGTGCGAGTCTCACGTCAGAAAATTAATCACTGGCCGTCCTCGTCGGCCTTGACAGACGTGAGCTGGCTCACGCCGATGAGCGCGCCGACGAACAAACCGATCGCGTTGATGGTCGTAACGAGTTCGCCGCAGTGTGGCAGTCCCCATTGCGGGCCGACCGCTCCGACGAGCCATGCGACGGCCGGCAAAGCGATCAACGCGAGCCACTTGAGTATGTCGTATACCCTGCCCGGCAGCAGGTAATCGGATTGCGGGCTATTGGATTCATCCATTTTTCACCTCTTTAAACATTGCGGCAACCGTCTCCACAACGCTTAAAGTCGTGGAGACGGGAGTTTCAGCGCAGGTACTGTCCGGGATAGATAACGTATGGGCTGCGGATGCCATTGCGTGCGGCAGCCGACTGCCAGCCGGAGCCGTAGATGCTCCAAAGGCTTTCGCCGGAACGGACCACATGGCCTCCGACCCCGCTCGAAGCGGTGGACACGGACGTGCCGCCATAGGTGACGATCTGTCCCGGATAAATCCTGTTGATGTCACCGCTCGGCACACGCCAGGCGGACACCGGCTGGAGTCCGGTCCTCGCGGCGATAGCACTCATGGTGTCACCGGAACGGACCACGACGCTACGCGAACCCGTGGCGGCCGTTCCGCCGGAACCTCCGCCGAGGCGACTGTTGACGATCTGCATGACCGCCGCGTAATTGCCACCCAACGCCTGCCTGCGGGCCGGATCATTGCCGAAATCGCCGCGGATGGTGCGCGTGGCCAAAGCGTTCAGGTCGACCGCCGGAGCGGTCGTTGGCTGGGGTTTCGGCTTGACACTCGGCAGATCCGCCGCGCCCTTGTCGTCAGGGTTCGCGTACTTGCGCCATGCCGTGCGGTCGCCGCGGAACTTGTTCAGGTCGAGGCGTCCTGACCAGCCGCTGAGACTGCCGTTGGACGTGTACTGCCTCATCACCTCGCCGCGCGCTCCGATGTTCCACGGGGCGGTCTGGTAGCCGGTGACGAGGTTCGTCGCGTACTGTGCGATCCAGATGCCGCAGTTCAGTTCGGTCTCCATGCCGGCGACCTGCCAGTAGCCGGAGTCCATCGTGTAGATGATGGGGTTCACGCCCGTCAGTCGCTTGACCTCGCGGGCCCACCTGCGTGGCCACTGCTTGTCGCCCCAGGCGGCGTTGTCCTGCGCCTCCCAGTCGAGGATCAGGACGCTCTTGTGCACGTATCCGCGCACATTGTCGACGAAGAACCGGGCTTCGGTCTCCGGGTTGCCTCCGCGCGCGTAATGGTAGATGCCGGTCTCCTTACCACTGTTGATGGCTCCGGCGAGTTGTCGGTTCGCGTCGGTGTTGACGCCGTTGGACAGGCAACCACCGTACACGCCGCCGGATCCCCATGTGGTGCCGACGATGACGAAATCTGCCGGCACGGTCGCGGTGTCGATGCCGCACTGCCAGTTCGAGATGTCGTATCCGTTCATATCGGCCATCGCGGCCGGCGCGACCGCCATGGATATGGCGACCGCGAGCGCGGTCAGTAGCTTGCGCCATTGTCGGCGTGGATTCATGCGCTTGTGTTTCGGCTTGCCTTTGTTGAGGATGTTCAATTCCTCTCCTTTCCTTTGTCCGTACCGTCCGCCTTGTACGGACGGTGTGGAAATCTTTTGAATCTTTCAATCTGTGTTCGCGATATGCGCGTCACGTATGTCTTGGATCATCGAGGTTCCGGTTCCATTGCCGCCCAGACCGTGGTAAGCGGCATATATTCGTTCCGCGCTTTGCTTCAACGGAATGCTCGCAACACCACCTGCATCGACCATCTGAAGGTGCAGAGCCTCGAGTTTGCAGAACAACAGTTCCCTGACGCCCTCATGCAGTGGATCGTGACGTTGGTCGACCTTGCTCAGAATCCAGGTGACGAACACGCCGCTGCCTCCGCTGCCGATGATGGCGATAACGATTGCGACGATGGTTTCCTGGCTCATTGGGAATCCTTCCGAAAGGAAAATCCCACACGTGGCTACCGTTGGAAGCCGCGATAACCACGTGTGGGATTTTGGAGGTTGAAATGTTGTTGGGAACGTTTGTGAATGAGGTCTGGTGGCCCTCCTGCGGGAAGCTCCGCGAGTGCACGAGGGTGGGCTACGAGTCGGCCTACCGCTGCCACATCCAGCCGAAATGGGCTGACGTCGACATGGAGTCGATCACCGCGAACGACATCGAGGAGTGGCTCGGCTCGTTCAATCAGGCCGGCGCCGCGCGCAAGGCGTGGGCCGTGCTGCGGGCGATACTCCGACTCGCCTATCGCAAGGGAGTCACCGACAATGACGTGACACGTCGTGAAATCAGACTGCCGCACCTGCGGCGGTATGAGCCGCGCGTGCTCGACGCCAGACAGGTAAGACGGCTGCTCAAAGGCTTCTACGGTCACGCGTTGGAAGCCTGGTTATTGGTCTCCGTCTGCGCGGGACTGCGCCGATGCGAGTCCGTCGGCATTGAATGGGCCGACTTGGATTTACGCCGGGGAACCGTGACCGTCAAAAGGTCAGTGCAATGGGTCGCTGGACATGAAACGGTCACCGACCCGAAGACCGACCAGAGCCGACGGACGGTCGCACTACCACGGTTCGCAGTCAAACGGCTCGCGCAATTGCGCCACGGCAGAACCGGCAGGCTGGTCGGCGATCTGAACGCCAACCAGGTGGCAGCTCATTACACGTCATGGTGCCAACGCATGAAACTCCCCTGCGTGCCGCCAAGGAACCTCAGGCACACCTTCGGCACTCTGGCAATCGCTGCGGGAGCCGATATCTCAGTGGTCGCACGACAACTCGGTCACAGCGACATCAAGACAACCGCCCGCTACTATCTCCGCCCCGATTTGTCCGTGCTGAGAAGTCTGCAGCGGGCATGGGAAAGACTCATCATCGGAGCCGCGTAGCTTTCCGTAACCCTTGAACGGCAGATCTGGCATGGGCCTTACGGCATGACGGTACATCTCGCCAAGGTCGGCATGATGGCGTTCGCTTTTGGCAACACGTCCTTCACATCCGACATCAATTCCAACGGCCTGATCGTGAATGAGACGATGGCTGCCGGTTTCCTGCCGGAAGGTGAAGGCGCGATACTGCTGGAAGGTGTGAACGGGCAGCATGGAGCCTTGTCATTCGACTCTGGCGGCAAGGTCGCGCTCAGCGGCAGCATGAACAGCGGATACTATTTCCGCGTCTGCGGCTGCTGGCCGGTGAAATAGCATTCCGTAACCCCGATTCATTTCACGAAAGTGACCACCGACCCGGAATTCGCAATCAGTGGATACGTCGTCAATGGTTTGGCGACCGTCTACTGCCGGTGGGTCAACAAAGGCCAATTCCAGAAGGAGGCGTGGGATGGTGTGCCTTTGGCAAGCATGGATGTGCGGGCCGTAATGGAAGGTTTCGGCGTGTTCGTGGACAGTCAGCAGGGCAGTCAAATGCAGAATCGGCTGCTTTATGTGGTCGGCAGCAGCGTGTATTTCCGTCCCGCGTATGATGCGACCATTCCCGCAAACACATGGCATGCCGGCAGCGTATCGTTTCCCGTCGCGACGGTTTAGGCAACGATATAGGTCATCGTCGTGGTAAAAAAGCCGCCGTTCTGGCTACCACCGTAAGGCGATAAGCGTCTGCGGTTGCGGAATCCCAATTATGCATATTCCACATCACATGGTTGCTGGCTGGCGGCCTAGACGAATTCCACACCATCGGACACCGGAATGATCTTCGAAAAGCATTGGACGATATCGGACGAACCCACGCCTCCGATAAGCGTCACCGACCCGTCCGTGTTCCAGGTCGCCTGTTTTCCGTACGTGGTGCCGTTCACGTTCGCGACGCACCCAAGACCGATCGTTTTGGATGGCTTCACGCCCGCTTTGAACAGCCAGACAGTGAAGTTGCCGACGTTCACGGTGCTTCGGAACGAAGACAGGTCCACGAAAATCAAACCATCCCTGACCGTGATGGTGTTCGAAGCGCCGTAAGCCACCGGAACGAACGAGCCGGTGGACTGCCATTGCAATTGGCACGTCTGGGTTACGGAAAGCTATTAAAAATGGATTTCCACGATTCCACCTGTGACAGTAATTTCAGGACCAACGAGCAGATTGACCGTCCCATCCGGTGCAATCGATACTTGGACCGAACGCTGCAGGTATGACGGGTGGATGAATGGAATCGCCACTGTCGTTCCGGACGACAGTGTGGCTCTGCCATTCAAGGACTTGATCGCATTCGGGTTAGACACTCTACCGATTGGGTATATTCCGCCATTACTGTTGCCGTTGCCGTTGCCGTTGCCAAATGGGAGGGTTACGGAAAGCTATTCAGGCGAGAATGTAGGTCATCGTCCCGGAGAACGTGCCGCTGTCCTGCCCCGCGCCACGATTGGCATAACGGAAATTGCCATTCGTTTCCAGAATGAAATCACGCTGGCTGCCACCATCACGCCCCGACCACGTACCATGCGTGACGACCGCAGGCCTCCAACCCTCCGGAATTGTACCGAACTGTCCACTGCCCCACGAGTCAGTGCTCGCGCTTTTCCAGTTGATGCTAATCTGCGCGATCTTGCCAGACTTCACGCCGGTCACGGTGCCATACTGCGATTTAATCAAAGTCTGGGTTACGGAAAGCTAGAAATCATGGGATTGGGAAACAAAGCGTGCCGACGCAATCCTGATTGCTGCCAGCGCTTCCCATGTTCGCCACTCGGATAGTTCCATCAGCTCTGGCCGTGAGGCTTCGCGCCGTTTGCCCATTTGATACAAGGCAGACAGTCGACAAGTCAACGATGGGACGATAGCAGGACGCGAGCTTTACCGGACATTCAACAGCATCCCAACTGCCCGAACCGATTTTCCCACTGAACTTGATCAAAATCATCCTGCCGTTACGCATGATGATCCAATTGGAATCCTGGTACAGGGTTACGGAATGCTATTTCACCGGCCAGCAGCCGCAGACGCGGAAATAGTATCCGCTGTTCATGCTGCCGCTG